AATCTTTCCGTGCCGCTTGCGCCAACGACATCACGTTCCACAAGTCATCATTCGGTGCCGAGTGGAGTTCGTCATAAATAACCAGTGTCGGTGACAAACCTTCTTTAGTGAACGCCTCCGACGACAACACCCGGTACACCGACCCCGTTGCCACCAGTTCAATCGCGTCACGGTACACCGTCAACATGCCTGACAGTTCTGGGTTCATCTCCACCATGCGCTTAGCGGAACCGAAAACAATGCGGGCCTGATCCCGGTCGGCGGCGCAAGAATAAACCTCGGCACCTATCGGCCCCATCAACAAACCGTGCAACGCGATACCCGAACCTAGAACACTCTTACCGTTCTTCCGCGCCATACCTATCAGTGCGGTGCGGTGCCGCAACCTACCATCAGGGCGACGCGCAAACAACGACGCAAGTAACGAGTGCTGCCAGTCACGGAGTTGCAACGGTTCCCCGGCGTGACCGCCAACAGAATCCTTCACCTGCAAACATAGGCGCTCGATAAACTCACTGACCTCTGGTCCGTCACCGCGTCTGAGGTCAGCGGCAGGGACACGGGTGAGGATCGCAGGTGGCCACGGTTTCATCCGCTATTGCGCCGCGCCTTCAACTCGTCAACAACGGACTGTGACCGCACCTCAGCGAGACCTAACTTCGACCGGTCCGCTGGTGTGAAACCAAGGAGCGAGTACAGTGAAAGAATAAACGTGTCGATAGATCGAAGCGCTACCCGGTCACGCCAATCAGCATCACGCTTGATAGCAAGACCACGTAGGTACAAGCGTTCTTCTTCACACTCGCATAACATCTGCACGATCTGTATATCTGTCGTGCCGCTAATCCAATGCGAACCGGACTCCCAGATACGAGACCACGCATCGTTGCCGTGCTCACCAATAAACGGGCGCAACGGTTCCGGCACATTAGTTATCTGCTCAACAACAACAGTTGGTTTGGGAAGTTTACGCATACCGGGGTTACCTAGTCGCCGTTTCCTTTCAACAGGTTTCGCAGGGTTAGCCATTACATTATCTCGATTCTGTTCTATTCCACGTCAAGCCTTCATTGTCGCGGAACCAATCAACAGTTCGCGCAATACCTTCTTGCAAACTAATAAAGTCTCCGGCATCAAGTTGTAACGCTCGTAAAGTAGAAACGTCAGCGGATACGACTGTCCCAAGTTCACGCACGACACGCTGCACATCTATTCTCCGCAAGTCACGGTTGACGTTAACAACGGCGTTGACAACTTGTTTCAATGCGCCGGGTGTTGCCATTGCTCCACCGTGCGGTTCACCGGCACGCATAGGTATAGATTCGATAACCGCACCGGGTATGCACACCTGCACTTGCTTAGCAACATCAGAAACCGTCAACGCGATTGTGTTTCCAATGTCAATTGCATGATCGGGAATAATCCCGGCGGCGGCAAACTCCATCGCAGTCACGAAAACGTTAGCAACATCCGCAACATATACGGAGTCGGAATACTGGGAACCTCCACCGTACAACCGCATCGGGTCGCCAGACAAAGCCGAGCAAACAAAGGACGGCACAATCTTGCGCACCTTAGACGAACCGTACGGTGCAGGTGCTGACTGTCGCGGACCGTACGCGTTCATCGGTCGCAAACTTATAACCCGCAACCCACGATCCTGCCTATACATTTCAACAAACCGTTCACCGCAGGACTTCGTTATGCAATAAGTTCCGCGTGCAATGTTTGCGTTACCAACTGCCGCAAACACTACCGGGAGGTTGTATCGTGACGCTGACTCAAAAACATTTAACGTTCCCATGATATTTGTTTCGGCGGCGGCGTGCGGTGCGTCAATAGTTTCCGTTGTACCAAGAACCGCTGCAAGATGAATTATTGCATCAACGTGTGCGGCAAACTCCATCACCGCAGTAGCGTCACGCACTGAACCGAGCAGGCCGTGTTCCATACGCCCCTTGTGGTCGAGAACGTAAGGCGTGTGACCACGGGATGTGAGTGTTTCGCATATCCACGAACCAATGAAACCGGACCCGCCGGTGACACCAACAATCATTGCGTCCTCGCTTGCCTAGTCGCAGTCTTGCAATTTGATTCACTAATGATTTTCGGTACTGCGTTATTCCATTGGATACGGTGATGTAATCGCCGGTGGCTTTGCCCCATCATCACAAGAGAGACGCAAGACGGAGCCATTATTATTGTGTAGAAACTTTTAACGTACGTGCCACCTGCACGATACACGTCTGTCAATCCGCCCGGTGTTTCCTGCGTGCGTCCTTGCACTAATTGCAAACGCAACAAAGTAAAGAACAGTTGACCCCGTGCACCAAGAGTAACGTAGGCGTTCACGTCATCGTTTAATCGCCCACTAAACTTGATCGGGTTATGGGTACGAAGAAAGAACGAATTCATTGCTTTGCGTTTAGTCTTTAGTTTCTCAAACGTGCTAGCGCCGCCAAGGTGATCGCCGCCCTGTGAAAAGGCTACAGTTGCTGCGTTAGTATCATCAAGTAAGTCAAGCATTGCTGTCACTACGTCATTCATGTTTTTGACACTTAGACAATACAAAATGCCTGAACGTTTGTACCGATATTGGAAATCTTTGTAGTCGTCGTCTAACTGCAAGAAGTAATCAAGACCAATGTCGCGGGCAATCTGGAACGAGGCGTTGCGAGCGAACACTGTTGAACGTCGATCACCTGTCGTGTCGGCTGCGTCTGTTGTTTTTGCTATCTCTGCTTTATCAAAAATGATTACGTTCTCGGCACCAAACTTCTCAACGTAAGTCGGTACGGTTGCATCCTCGTTATCAACCAACAAATATATTCGGCCAGTGTAGCCACTATCGCGCAAAGTTGTGAAAGTAACAACGTCATGTGGTCTGCCATGCGTAAGAATAAACACGGCGAAGGCACGGTCAGTCATCTTGCGCAGACTTCTGCAACCTATCTATTGCATCGTTAACGCGCACGAAACCTTGCCGGATAGCATCATCGTAATCAATAATGACGAGCGCTGAATCCTCAAACAGTTTCTGCGTCTGCTCATCAGCATGCGCGTAAAACTCTGCGACCCGTTCATAATTAAACACAACGTGTCGATAGGTGGCAGCAACAAGGAAAGCCTCAACGTCAACAGGAAGTTTGGCTTGCACAATATCTGCACGCAACCTGCAAGACTTAGCGTCATCGTACAATTCGAGAACGGAAGGCCGATCACCTTTGATCTCGTAAATAAGGTTTGTTATTTTGTCGGTGTAGATGTCGTCGTCGTCAAGTTCTGGCGACTCCGGCAGGTTCGGAAGGTTAGCAAAAGAAAGAAAGTCAACATCAAAGTCGGCCAGTTCCAAACTTACTAACTGGTCTGACAGCACTTCCAAATCCCATTCCGCTAACTCCGAGGTGCGGTTATCTGCCAGCGCGTAGGCTCGAGCCTGCTCATCAGACCAATCAGCGGGAACCTGCGTCACCTCAATAGTCTCCCAGCCAAGAGAGATCGCAGCCTCAAGTGTGCCGTTACCGGCAATCACGACATCGCCACGAACGCGTAAAGGAGTCCGTTGGCCGAAGGCGCTTAGGCTCCCGGCTATTGCAGCAAGGTTCTCCGGCCCGTGAAGTCGAGCATTATTCGGGTCAGAACGAAGGCTGGAAACTGGTACGGAAATGATGTCCAAAATGGTCCCCAAACGGTCGCAGGTGATCTATAATCCCCATTATGAGTGTTTTCGTAAACTTCGCCAACTGCTTAAGCGTGTGGGAGTCTAACGGGGTAACCGGTCGGCGGTTTTGCGCCGGAGTTTAACCCTACCCCCTAGTGTTGTATAGGGGTATACATATTTATTTGTTGGTTTCGTTTCCTCGTCGGCTGTTGCACGAACGGTGAGCGGGGAGGAGTGCCGAGGTGGGTTGGCCGGGGTCTACGTGGTCGGCTGTCCACGGGTCGTCAGGTTTCGGGCCTTGGTCGCATATCCAACAGGTCGTGGCGTTGGCCCGAACTTCTAACGCTTGTTTCCTGTATTGCGCCGTGTAGAGGGTCA